GTACATATATAAAATTTCTGTGAGGATTTACCCGCCCTACCCCTTTTGTTTTTTAAATCTGTAAATTATTTAACCCTTACTTGGTCGCGCATCGTTCTTGCACTATGACATGATTTGCAAAGTGGCCTGAGATTTTGATAGTTATTGTTGCGGCTATTACCATCGATGTGATCGACTTCTGTCGCATTTACCATGAACCCGATCACACTACAATGCCGACACAGCGGATCAACACTTAATACCTGTTGCCTTATCTTGCGCCACTTACTATCATATCCACGTTTCGACGGGCTTAGTCTATTTCTATCCTGTCGTTGGTACTTTAACTTTTGATGCGTTTCACAGTAGCCACCCCCCGCTACTGTTGCAGGGCAACCACTTTGCCTGCAAGGCATTGGTGCACGTTTAGGCATATGGAGAGACTATGAACTTAACAAAACCAGCCGGGGTATTCTTACAACTCATCGGTGTAATATTCTTAATCATCGCGTTCTCACAGTTAGGCTATGACCCGATACACACATATAAACTAATCATCTATGGTGTGATTGGCGGCCTTTGTATGTACATAGGTGGAAGGCCCGCTCGACGCTAACTATCAGCTAACACTGTTAGCTTAACTATACCAAGCAATGTTTGGGCGGGTGATGCGTCAGTGCCGACTGTTATCTTAATTTGATACGTTACGTTAGCGGTACCACCTGACACGTTAAACTGTACAGCCTCACCTATAGGTGTACTTTCTCCATTGATAGTAAGTATTGCCGTGCTAACGGCTTTGCTGCCAAGGGTCAGGTCGGTAGTCGTTACTTCTGCTATCGTTGGCGTTCCTGTCAACAGTTCGCCGCTGTCCAACATGTTAGAAAAAGACACAGCAACGTTGCGCACACCGCTAACTGTTTTAGTTTGTAGTTGAGGCGCAACAGCCATTAGTCATCCTCATTAAATATATAATGCATCTTATCGTCTATATTTGTGTAATGTAATTTATTATTAGGCAACGTGTACTCAACACCTGTTATCGTCGGAACTGTCACCGCACTACTGGTCCACTGCCAAAAAAAGAATCTAAACATTATGGCCCCGCTGGATCTATTGCGCTGATTGGGTCACCTGATGCTGTTGTAATAGCCGCTGTCCATGATGTTGTCGCATCATCTTCTTTTGTTACTGTCATCGTTCCGCCGGATATCGACACCTTGTTTCTGTTTGACCTTAATGCTTGTCGAACAGTCCTGACCGTTGTTGATCCTGAATCCGTGCCGGTAGACATATCTCTATCCAGCATAGCGTCTGCGATTGAGTTACGCTCGGCAGCAGTGAGCACCACACCCGATGTACCAGTATCATCTAATATTGCATCAATGATTAAATCTAATCTTCCGCCATTCGTCCAATCACCCTGTAATTCATTTGTGTCGATTAATATTGCTGCGGTATCTGCCTTTACTGCTGCAATGTCGGCGCTCATATCTGCGCCCGCAGGTGTGCCTAATTTAGGCTGCATATCAGCAGTATCAGCAAGGATTAATACCGTTTCTGCTTTTACTGTATCCACAACCGCGTCTAAATTTGATATTAGTGTTGGTACATCGTCAGATTGTAATTCATTCGTATCTGCTTCGATAGCATCAATACTAGCTTGTGTTGCAGTCAGTAAATTAACGCCGCTTACGCCAGTGATAATATCTAAGTCTGCTTGAGCAGTAGCAAGTAATGCCGCTAAATCGCCAGCTGTTTGCGATGTGTCACCTACTTCGTTTACATTAACGTCAGGCAACCCGGATGCCGAAACCGATACTACAATGTGTTGCCATGTCTCCACATCCACATCAGCGGGCACAATCTCAAAATCCGAAGTATTATCAGGCGTAACAACCCAATTTTCAGACATTGTTGCAACTTTTGTAGTTCCGTTGTATGAAATGCAAATACCATGCTCTTGCATGCCAGTGCCCGCTACAATAACTATTCGGTCACCTCTATAAATATCATTAGATGCACTGGCGCCAGCGTCTAATGTAATAGTGTTGGCTGTACCAGTTTGAGCTGTTCCTGAATGTACTTCAAAAGCGGCATCTATTTGTCTTAATCGTTTTCCGGCTGACTGAGCTATATCGTGATTTGCTTTTGAAAGCACTCGATCCCATACGCCCTTAGCAATTTCAACCATACCCGTTGCGGCTTGCGTAATAGCATCTAATCCTGTTGACGCCAAAGAAAAACCTGTCTTATTAGTTAGCGTTGTTGTTGTATCTGCCAGCTGGATATCAGTTGCAGATAAGTCTACTGTCGATGTGGGATTCTCCACATTAGCCCAGTCAATCCCCGCTCCACCTGTGGCCGTTACATCTAATTGTCGATTAGCAACTGTCGATTTTAATGCGTTTTCAGCCAGTATATAAACTTTATCAGTAGTAGCAATTGTAAAAGCTAGCGCTTCTTTTAATGTTACTGTTTTTGTTGACCCAGTATAATCTAATACAACACCAACCGCTTTTTGTGTTGCCGTAGAAACATCTTCAATGACGATTGTACAATTGTTATAAGCATCATCATCAGTACTACCAGCCGTTAATGTAAAAGATGTTTGTGTGCTAAGTGTGGCTATCGTTGTATCAGCCAATAATAATCTATCAGAACCACCCGCGCCGGTAGTCCATGCTGCATCACCTCGATCACGAACAGCTTCTAGTGAATCCGTTACGCTGCTGAATGTGGCTCCCTGGATATCATTTAACTTTGTATCTAATGTTGTTCCTGTGTCTACCAGTACCGCATCCACGTTTGCATCAACAACGGCAATATCAGCACTAATACTCGCAGCAATCGGCGCACCTAGTCGCGCGAAAGAATCACCCGTTTGCGCTGTATGTCCCGTCAATGTTGTAACGGTATCTGCTAGCTGTATATCAGTACCAGACAAATCAACCGCTGTGCTTGCATTTTCTACGTTACCCCAATCAATACCGGCCGCACCTGTCGCTGTTACATCTAATGTTCGACCTGCTGTGGTAGGCCTCAATGCCCCTGCGCTGTGTCGATTTTGAATAGAAAAATGACCAATAAAACCATTTACTGTTCCTCCATCAACGGTCGTGCCTTCGATTCTAACCAAATAATCAGAACCCGTTGAATAATCCGCATGCGCGCTGGTATCAATGGTTGCTAAGTGATTACCAGTAACAGAATCAAAATCTATCGCAATCGTTGCGCCATCGGTAACAATTTGCGTAACTGAACCGTCTTTATGCACTTTAATATCTGCATCAGCCAGATTAGTGATTGTTGCTGAAGCTTGCGGATCATCAGACGTAAACGTATTGAACGGCATATAGACCGTTGCATCTTCGTCAAAGTCTCCAAGATAAGGTACTGACATTTATTTATCCTAATGGTCCACTAAAAGGGCCGCCAAAGGGGCCGCTAAGCGGATTTGATTTACCGGTTGCGCCACCTGCGACAGCCGCCCCTATCGCTAACCAACCAATTCTATTTTGATTAGCGTGTGACGTTGTCCAATTAATAACGAACTGCGTTGTACCAAAACTACTAAATTCGAATTCCTCATCTAGCGTAGGCGTGCCAGCAGTATAAATACTTAACGCTTTATCTGTCTTTGCTGTTTCATCGTGTAAATTTGTATCTGTATGAAATTGACCAATACAAAATTCTTCTGTTGCGCCAGACATCGCGCCCATTGCAATATTGTATTCCGCAGAATACGTATCCGCGCCAGTATGACAGCCTGAGTCAAACAACACAGCGACAGGATCAAACCCTAAACCTGAAACAGTTTGTGTGCCCGTTGTGGCGTTGGGACTTTGAAAAACACCTTGCTCAAACTGCGCACCAGCAATGGCAACGTAAATTAAAGCGGCCTGATTTGTGCCGCCGACATCTTTTGTTAATGTAAAGCTTGTGCTATCAATCGTTGATACGTGATATTCCTGATTTGGCGTAGCGGAATCGTCACCTGCTACCCAACATCTACCTGAATCATAACCTGAAAAAGTGGTGTTAGACCCGTGACGCTTACGTCCTGATATAGCATGCTGCTCAGTTGATAATACACCTGTCGCAACACCAATACCTAAAATACTATTGCCTGTTGCTGGGAAAGACGTTGCACCATCCGCGCCACCAAAAATTAATCCGTCAGCGGCAAAACCGATGGTTTCACTAGTGGTTGAGCCAGTGCCGATAATCATTGAGCCAGCAACGGCGTTGGTAATATCCGAACCGCCTAATGCCAGGTAGCCAATTAAATAAGCGGTAGCGTCATTCGTCGACCAATTAATTGTAAAGCCGTCAGCATCTAAACTAGTGCCATCTGCTTCAGATAGTGTAGTATTTGCTCGGTCGAATAGACGAACAACTTTATCGTTATTGGCTCTATCAGCTGAATGCGATGCGCCATCATCGATAGCCAATCCGTTACAAACTTCATTTGTACCGTCGAACGCACCCCAGCCAGTACATCGACTACTAACTGCACCGGCACCGCTAGTCGTTCTGCCTGTGTAAAAAAATATAACAATTTTTGGCAGAAACCCGACACCTGTAATCGCTTGGCTGCCCGTTGAGGTAGCCGCAGCAAAGTTGCCGACTTTTACATTGAGCGCCATTAATCAGCGTCACCAGTATTAATTTTATTTTTTATTGCTGTTTTTATTTGCGATGGATCGCGTGGATTTAGACCGTGCTGAGACCGAAGTATATTAATTTCATCTAAAGTAGCTAGTGCCAACCCCTTTATAACCTTTGCTCTATCATTTTTCTCGTCAACTAAATTCGATGATTCCGTGCGTGCTTTTAAGTTTTCGTCTTCTGCTTCACCCAAAGAGAAAGCGGCAATCTCTGGCGCGGTCGCGTTGCGAACCTCTGTACCTGTCCATATTTTCGGTAAATCAGGGTTTAGCGAAACACTTAGAGATGGGTCAGTTAAAACATCCTCATATGTTGTATCTTCATTCAACCAAGGATTGACAGCATCTATACTCTCGTTAGTTATCTGTCCCCCGTTTTTTCGATAACGATAAAAAGCCATTTTATTTACTCATAAAAAAACCGCCATTAGGCGGTAAAGGGAGGAATGATCGAGTCTGTAATGATTCGAGTAGTCGCAAGGGTGACAATTTAACTAAATTATAGTGACTATTCGCACATTGTCAACTTATAGAAAAGGCTTCTTTTGAGATCCCAGCTTAACAAGCATCTTAGGGGTTTTAAACTCCGGCGAGCCAATTTCCTATTTTATTGTTTTTAGTACCACCCTCAATTGCTCCTTAGCCTTTCGCAACCCTCTGAAATACTTATCTTTTTTTATTCCGGTATTATTTAAAACAGTATCATGGTCCCAACCATAATCATATCGCATCACGATAATCATCAATAAATCAGGTGATAATTGACCAACAGCGCGATTTATTCGGCACATACGTCGATTACCCATATAAGTTGATGTTAATGTGTTCTGGCTATTTGTTGACCTCTCTTGGCCTTTGCGCCACATCGATTCCAATTCATAAATTTTTAATCGCAATTGCAGCGCATGCACCTTTACCCTTCCATTCACATCAACGTACGTATACAGCTCGCCCTTCGTTGGCGGAATATTAACCAACCTTTCAGGCCGCATTTCCTCTGCTATTTTTAACGTCGTTTTCGTCGGCGACGATAACGCTATATCTCGTTGATTACGCCAAACGCCCCAGTCCTCTAAGCTAATTTCAAGCTTATCAACCATGCGTCGATCATTAACTAAGTGCGTGCTAAGCTCACTCATCCTACATCAACCCCCAATTCATCCAATATCTTCTTAACAACCCAACTTCCCGCCGCATCGGGATAATTTTTATCGTAAAACGATTTAACGATTCGTTTATCTGATTCAAGTTGTTTCGACATTGCACAAAATCTAACCGCCACCGTCTTTCTATCCAAAAACTGCTTTAATGCATTAATCATACGCATATCAATTGTTCGGCCTAGATTTTCGTTAACAAACTCAATGGCATGATCATATGTCGTCAATTCACTCATTAATTTAATCCTCTGTTGCGGGTCTCTGAAATAATAACTACCCATTAAACCCTCTAACGCCCCGAGATAACGCGTAACGCGCTAAATGTAAAGCATCGGCTCTGCCATCATGTTTCTTAAAATGAAGCTCCAATCCAGGGAAAATCCGCCTGGCCATGTTTAATGACCTCTCTTTCGTTGTTCCCCCGCCGCTATCCAACATCGCCTTTTGCCATTTAGCAGGTGTCACCAACTCATACGGCACATGAAAACACGCCAACGCCATCCGCCATCCAAAATAATTACCACCAAAATTAAACATTCCTGTCACACCTTGCCCTGGCATCGCGCTCACTTTCTCAATCATGCCGCCGACAATATCCAAACGAGCGACAATCATCCCCATCATGGCTGCGCAATTATCCACATCCTCAGGATAGTCATACACCTCAGCATTGCCCAATTTATCTACAATACCAATAGCGCCGGTTTTGCCTGGGTCAACGCCAATCCATACTTTTGTGTTTTGTTCAATCATTGTGCATGACCCCAGCGAATAACCCAGACTATCAACAAATTTAAAACGAGCGGCGATACCACCCATAACCACGACCAATCGATAAAACCGGATAATTTTAATCCAATAAATAATAAGGCTAACCCCTGCATAAAATTCATACAATATTCCTCTCTCTTAGGTCTTGGTTAAATAATAAACAGTGACAGGTGATAAACAGTGACAAAAGTGACATGTCATAGACATGTGTCACTGTTGTCACCGGTATATTTGTCACTTTTGTCATTTCTGTCATTGTTTTGTCATCGTTTGTCACTTTTTTGTCACTGTTTTGTCACTGTCGAGGTGTACAAAAAACACCCTCAATGGTTACTTTTTCAGCATCTATTAAGCTTTGAAGAATACGTTTCCAGGTCACATTGATTGTATTTCTTATGGTATTTGGTTTAAAAATGCGCAAGTCACTGCACACGGATTCTTTCCAACCACGCATTTCAATCTTAGCTGATAAGGGATTATCGCCCCGACTGGCTAATTCATTCTGAGCCGATGTATATAATTCGTTCAATATTTCGAGCGCAAAACGCTCTCTATTTTTCAATGCAGCAGTTTCAACAGGTATCTGACCCTCGTCTACTTTATCCAAAACCAGAGATGTTAATAAATGACCGTTGCTATTCTTGTAGATAGTGGATATTTTTTGTACATTAAAATGCTGCTCTGCAGGCGCTTCATCATTTTTTGGCGGCTTAATATTTCTTATGGATACATGATTATCGCTGTGTTTGGTTACTTTATATTCAGAATCAAGCGCCCCTAGGAACGCATAAGCACCCCTGCTTCTGTCTTTTTCCATGTGTCCTGTGTGATGCACAATCAAAAACGTGGTTTTATAATCCCTGATAATCCCATCAACAGCGGATACCCAATCGTTCGCATCGGACGTTACATTCTCGTTGCCCGCAAAACAACGTGCTTTAGTATCTAATGTAATCAATATCGGTGGCTCGCCTTTTTCCTCGATTAATTCATCCAATTCCTGGCGAAATTGTAACGTTGCATCCAAATCAGGCAACATCACTGGCGCGGTTCTAAATTCAATATGAACATCAGCCGCTTTCATATCATGATGCTGTAACCATGCTGCCGCACGTTGCCGATAACCCCCCATATCCTCACCAACGACATATAGGCACCAGCCTTTTTTAACTGCTCTGTCGTGCCAAGGTTTATTGCTGGCGACATGCATCATCATATCTAATGAAACGAATGATTTTAAATGACCTGACTCACCAAAAATCTGATTCACGCCGCGCTCAACTAAAAACTTATCAATCACATAATCGGTAGAATATTCCGATGATAATAAATCCGATAACGATATAATGTTTTTCTTGTGTGATACGCCTAAATGATTACGCACTGACTGTAACCCCTGCTGACAAGCCAAGTCATTAAAATCACCATCAATATTTGGATACTTGACAATCCCGCCAACGGCTTTGGCCGCCTCGGTTGCTTTTGTAATACCTGGGTTACCGATAGTACCTTGATCGTTATCAGCACATAAAATAATACGCTTATTGGGGTGCTGCTTTCTTAATGCTTCAGCAACGGGTAATAAGTTCCCGCAATCAAACGCAACAAATACAGCGTCTTCTGTTGCTTCATGAATTGTTGCCGCAGTTGAATAACCCTCGGCAATATAAATAATATCGTTAAGCTGGCCCAACGGATAAAAGCAGCCTTTCTTTTTGCCTTTGGCTAAAAATCGTTTTTCGCCATTGTCCGCTATCGTTTGATAACTATAAATAGAACCCGTTGCATCCACCATCGGAATATAAAGCAAGCCACCGACTTGATAAATATTGTGCGGCTTAACTTGTTTCATTTTTAGATAAGGATGTTCTGGATTGGCTAAATGAGCATTATCTATAGTATTAAACGCTATCTTTGCTGTTTCTTCATTTTGTTGTTCTGTTATTAATCGCTGCTTGGCTTTGGCTTCTTCAATGTGCTGTCTAACTTTTTGCTGCTGCTGTGTCGTAAGCAATTCTTTATTTATGCTTGTCCATTTTTCTTGCCAATCGCCACGCCATGAGCCAAAAACACCAACGGCTATATCTGCATGATCGAACAAAACATAATAGCCATTTTTACTACTGTTTTTATCGCCCTGAACTTTACAACGATGTATTTCCCCATCAGCGATTATTTCTTTAGGCTGCAATCCTGCATTCGCAATAACTCTATTAAATAATACCTCGGCCGGCTGCGTGTTGAGCATCACTGGAGAATTAAAGTTGATATGTGATAAGTCAACCATTCGTTAATGCTCTCTTTCGTTATTTAGATTGATTAGTTAATAACTTGTGTAGATCTACACTCTGATTAAAAATTTCTTGCAGCTCAATTATATAATCCGATTCGATTTTATTAATCTGAGCTTTTAAATATTCAGTATGCTCATAACCGTCAGCTCTACGCGATGAGATATCTAGCTGCTCGTTAAATTTAATCCATTTCGATGTTAGTTCAAGTAGTTTCATTAGATGCTCCTTTGCTTCCATTTCTTGCGTGTATAGCTGATTAACTTGTCTCTGTTATATAGACTAGCGTCATTGCATAGCTTAGCAATAACACTACTGTAGTCAGTTTCTTCTGTTAACTCAGTCCTGGGTAACCTGTCGTTATCTAGCCACTTGTAAACAGCTCTAACGGAAACATTTGATTTTTCAGCTATTTTTATAGGGTTTGCTTGCATGATTGCTTTGTATAGATATGTTTGTTGTGTACTCATGCTACTGAGTATGTACCACCAGTTCATAAATTTCAAGTATTTGCATTTATTTTCTTGACAATCGTGAACCTGTGGTTCATAGTTAAACCATAACGAACATAGCTACCAGGAGACAAGACATGCATTTAGTAAACGACGATTTTAGGCATTTGGATACAAAGCGACTTGATCAACTATCAAGACTACTAGAAGTTACTAAATTAAATGAGTTGGCAGCAAAAGAAGCTCGCCTTAAAGTTGAACAAGACATTATTAATTTGATGGGTGTTAAGGCTGAGGGTAGTTATACTTATAAAACCAATCAATACAAAGTGACAACGATAGGTAATGTATCACGTAAATTAGATGTTATGGAGTATGAGAGAATCAAGGGGAAGATACCTGAAGAACTGCGGCCCGTTGCTTATAAATACGAAATCAAACAATCGTTAATTCATAACTTGCAACGTTATCATCCTGACTTATATAAACAAATGACGCGCTGCATGACAACGAAAGAAAACAAACCTAGCGTGAAAGTTGAGGCGATATGAAAATGGAATTTTTAACACAAACGGCTTTAGTTGGTCAGCGACTAGCCAAGCGGCGTAAACAAAAATTGATGTGCGCCATTTTGCTTAGAGTAATATTGGTGTCAACTTTTATATTTTTAGTAACGCTGGTTTGGTAAGCATGAGTACAAAATCAACTATCTTGCTAACAAGCTGTAGTGAACATTGGTATGTTCAGTGTAACGCGCGTTACCATGAGGGCACTACATCAGAATATGCTATTGTTTTGCAGATAGATAAGTCTCACAGAATAGAAATTGATGAAGATGGAACAGAAATAATCATAGAAGAAGATACGCCCCTGTATAACGAAATTTTAAAATTATTCAGAGAGAAAAATAATGAAAAAGTATGAGCTAACGTCTGAAACAAGGATTTTATGCGATCTAACGCTTTATAGAATTAAAGCGCTATTGTCGTTTGGATCAGTTGATGAGGGCACTCTTGGTGGATTTGTCGAAAAAGAAGGAAATTTAAGTCAGGAAGGCTATGCATGGGTTTGCGGCGATGCAAGGGTTTCTGGCGATGCAAGGGTTTCCGACAATGCATGGGTTTGCGACAATGCAAGGGTTTGCGACAATGCAAGGGTTTCCGACAATGCATGGGTTTGCGACAATGCAGTGGTTTCCGACAATGCATGGGTTTGCGGCAATGCAAGGGTTTCTGGCTATGCAGAGGTTTCTGGCTATGCAAGGGTTTGCGGCAATGCAAGGGTTTCCGACGATGCAAGGGTTTCTGGCGATGCAGGGGTTTCTGGCGATGCAAGGGTTTCCGGCGATACAGTGGTTTCTCCTATATCTATAACAGGGCTTGACTACCCCATAACAATTACAGATACACATATGAAGATCGGCTGCGAATATCACTCTATTAATGATTGGGCTAAGTTTAGTTTTGATGAAATTCAATATATGGATGGTAAGTCCGCCGTCGATCAATGGGAAATCTACAAGCCAGAAATCATGTTTATAGCACAGCAGCATCAAATGAAAGCAAAGCAAAGGAAAAACAATGGCAATTAACTTAACAAATACTAAAGATGCAGCCATCACGAATGGCATAAAAATACTTGTGCATGGGCCGGCAGGCATTGGCAAAACATACCTCGCGTCAACCATTAAAGAATCTGTATTAATGATTAGCGCGGAAGCTGGGCTTTTATCGCTAGGAGGTTTTGATATTCCAGCAATAGAAGTTAGCTCAATCCAGGAAGTTATGGACGTATATAGCTATATAACCACTGGCGAAGGCCAAGCTTTCGAGTGGGTTGTGTTGGATTCAGTATCCGAAATTGCAGAAGTTTGTTTAGCCGAGCAAAAACTATTAGTTAACGACCCGCGTCAAGCTTACGGGCAATTGCAGGAGGAAATGATGTCGTTGCTCAGAAAGTTCAGAGACCTAAAAGGTAAGAATGTTCTTTTTTCATGTAAGCAAGATTATATTAAAGACGAAGATACAGGTATTACACGTTATTCACCTTTAATGCCTGGGCAGAATTTACAAAAACAAATCCCTTACATGTTCGATTTTGTTTTTGCTTTGAAAGGTGAAAAGAATGAATCTGGTGTAACGGAAAGATTTTTTCAAACACAAGACGACTTTAGTTATATCGCTAAGTCTCGCGGCGGCGGGGCGCTAGGTATGTATGAACCCGCAGACTTAAGTTATATTGAAAACAAAATTAAATCAACACTAACAAAGAAGGAAAATACTAATGGTAATGCTTAACAAAGATGTCAGCAATGTTGAACCAGCCAAGGCTTTCGAGCCTTTACCGCCAGGGCCTTATGTAGCAAAAATTGTGGGAAGCGAAATTAAGCCGACTAAAAACTTAGGCGGTGAATATTTAGAATTAAAAGTAAAAATCATTGATGGCCCTCATGTCAATCGAACTATTATAGATAGACTGAACTTAGTGAATCAATCAGCAAAAGCGGTAGAGATTGCGGAGGCAACGCTATCGAGTATTTGCGAGGCAATAGGTCATTCGGGTCGCGTTAATGACTCGCAAGAGTTGCACGATAAACCGTTAAAAATTACGGTGGCAGTTGATGGTGCTTACAATGCTATTAAGGGCTATGCAAAGATTGATAATTTTTCTGAAGCTTTACCTGGAGCGGGTGAGCCAGCGGCGGCTGGCAGCACAGCGTCAGCAGGCAGTGATAACTTTTTGCCGCCTGGGTTGCGTCAGAGTTAATCATGCTTTGTTATTTATTTATGGAGAAGCATACAGGGTCGGCCTATCACATCAGGCCGGTGCTGTGGGAATCGCCTGATGATATAACCTGCCCCTTATATCTTGAGCCAACATCATTAATTATGGAATGGCTGGCGAACAATGGTTGCATGATGTGGCAGCCAGGGGCGACTGGCTCGATTAATTTCTTCAGAATGAATAAGTTTCTAGGTACATGGCCCGAGCCAATAGAGCTGGATGTTTGCGCGGCAAAAGATGCATTATTTGATGATAGCTTGGATAAAATATAATGGCAAAGTTACCGGAAAAAACACAAACAATAGATTTGATTTATAAGCACTATGAATCAAAGCAAGTTGATAACGGCTGGCGTGAGCATTTGGGCGCGAGCGGTATAGGTAAACCATGCAGTCGTCAACTATGGTATGAGTTTCATTGGTGTACGGTAAAGTCTTTTGAGGGCCGCTTACTAAGACTGTTTCAGCGTGGCTTTAATGAAGAAGCTGTTTTTATGAATGAGTTAAATGCTATCGGGGTAACAGCCTACGATGTTGACCCAGAAACAAAGGAGCAATTTCGATTCTCAAAGTTTGGCGGCCACGTTGGCGGCTCATGCGATGGTGCCGCTATTGGATTTATTGAAGCGCCGAAAACATGGCATATATTAGAATTTAAAACGGCTAGCGACAAATATCATAAACAGCTTTGTAAAAAAGGCGTCAAAGAAGCCAAGCCAGAACATTATGCTCAAATGCAACTGTATATGGGCTGGTCTGGCCAGAACCGCGCTTTTTATCTTTCGGTTAATAAAAATGATGACTCGCTATACCAGGAGCGCGTGAAGTTTGACAAGGATGAATATGAATCTTTAATGGTTAAAGCTAAAAGAATTGTTGAAAGTGATTACCCCTTGGATAAAATAAGAGAGGACGCTTCTTATTATGTTTGTAATTTTTGCGATCAAAAAGAAATATGCCATTACGATAAAGTGCCCGCTGTTAACTGTCGAACCTGCGCACATAGTACGCCGCGGTTAGATAAAGGCTGGCATTGTCGAGCACATAACAAAATGTTATGCAAATCAGAACAGATAAAAGGGTGCGGCTATCATTTATTTAATCCGCATTTAATACCTTACGCCGAAATGATTGATAGCGATAACAATGATAAGCCTGGGTGGATTGAGTATACGAAAAAAGACGGTGGTGATATCTTTAGAAACGTTACACCTGAAAACAAAGGGCCAAATTGTTACACATCGAATGAGCTACATCATGCCGATAAAGATGATGTTAATGATGCGGGGGTCGAGGAAATAAGAAAAGAATTCGGAGCGACACTCATCGAAAATAACGAAAGGAATATAACATGATTGTATTAAAAGTAGTATCAGTACAAAAGTATCAGGACTTTGTAATATTGGTTTTAGAGAATCTTGTTTTAGGTCCGCCTGCTGTTACGCTAACAATAGATGACCCCGAGTACTATGATAAATACGCACCAGGGGATTTGTTCGATATGACGCTGGTTGAGAAGTTTCAGTTGTCTGATCCAATACCAGAACCAACACCTGACCCAATACCGGACCCTGCCCCCTCGCCTACGCCTACGCCTACGCCTACGCCTGGACTTGACCCAGCAAACAGAGCGTGGTATGTAGATTCAGCCGCAGTTGATGGCGGTGATGGCAGCGAAGGTGCCCCCTGTAATTCTTTTGAACAAGTCGCGGGTTACTGGCAAAATGGAAACTATATTACTGGCGAACTGCGGGGCGGTGATCACCTGTATATCATAGGTACATTCTATGCTGGCCAACATGTCGAGGGCGTTAAGAACATGACGCTACATCTAAACCGCGGCACGCAGGGCGGAACGATAGATAATCCTACCCGTATCATCGGCGTTAATGCTGTTTTCGATGGCCAATACGTAGCACAAGATTTAGTGAAGATAGCCGCACTCAGTAATGACCCTATTGAATCCGTTGTGATTAGCGGCATCACTGTTACAAACGCAGTCGGCCGCGGTATGTTTATTGATGACTATGTATTAAATTCTGAAGTGAAATCTTGTAGTTTCACTGACACACGAGGAAACCCTTCGCTGGGCGCTGGGGGCGGGCTAACTGTCGCGGTACTCAGGGATGTACGGCATCACAGTATCAATAACTGTTCGTTCAGCGGCAACTACCAAACACAATCTTTTTCAGCAAACAATAATTTAGGCGGCTTAACGATTCTGTCGGAGCCTGGAGCCGATCCAACGTCTAGCGTTACTGTAATTAATAATGCTTTTAACGATGAAATTAACGCGATTCGCCATAAGCACTCGGGTAATATTCATATGTCTGCGCACAGCAATACTTTTACCAATATTATCAATGCTTTTTATATACGTGCGCTTTCTAATGATATATTTAATAATATTATCACAGGTTGCACAACGGCGTTTTACGCGGAGGCCGAAAGCCAGGGCGGTAATTCAGATATTCAGTTAACAGGTAACGTTGTCAACGCCATGAAGTTTTTAGATACCGGTAATTCACAAACAACGTTTGCGCGTAGAATCGCTATTGCAGAAAACGATTACATTGGGCCGCCAACCCCATCAATTTTACTCGGTCAGTGGTCAAGTAATAAATATAACTTAGCGGATTTCGTGAGTAATGGTGGCAATACGTTTACCACTAGTGAGCCTGTAATTGTGCACGAAGGCGTCACGCTTAATTTTGCAGACGTTATGCATCCAACAGACCAAATCGTCTAGGAGGGCATTGTGAACACAATTGAAAAATTAGAAAGCTTAAGGGCATCGCTAAGTGATCATGCAACACAAAAACTAGATGAAATTATCGCAGACCTAAAAGGTGAGGTAACGCTAGAAGTACCAAAAAAGGGTTATGCCATTTACAACGGTGGAGATATAGTTACAAGCTCCAGCTCGTCGTTTGCTAGTCAAGCCGCTTATCACATTTCTAAAGAATCAGCCGAACGTTACGCGCATCGGGCTAAAATGCATAGATTGTTATGGCATGCACGGATGCAGTTGTGCCCTGATTTTGAGGAAGATTGGGAGAATCCAGCCCAGGGGCAATGGGGCCCTTATATAAAGGATGGTGTTGTAAAAGCTGCTGTGTATTTAACAATTGAAAAGCTGGGATTTGTTTGTTTCGACACAGAAGAACACGCCATCCAAGCGGGTGAGTGGGCAATGAAGATGATGGAGGAAGAACAATGATCAGCTGGTTTAAAAAATTAATACGTATCGTTCGTTTTTACGATTTAGATTATCAGCGGTTATCTACAGAATTAACAGAACTTCGCGATCTAATTCGCGAAAGAACAGATATTCATGTCGATGTGTCTATGAATAGGCATGACCCGCATCAAGTCATCATGGTAGGCCAGTATGCAGGTAGAGACTATGTGCGAACGTATAACTTGAAACATGCTGATTTTACACAGCTAATCGATCATCTAAAGGGGCTACAGAAGCACGGACGTGTAGGGATGGTTGACGCTTTACCGCATATCAGCGTAGTTGTTAAATCTGAAATGAGCAAGCAATATGAAAGATTCTAACCGCAACACAGTGATATTAATTCTGACTGGCTTCGTGGTGGGTTTAGTGTTTGGTCATGTAATTGAAATGTTTTTAGAGTGGGCAAGGTAATGATGATTATGAGTATCTTTAATGCTGTGCTGTGTTTATCACGAGAGCGACTCAAAAGCCGTTGCTGGTTTATGTGTGCTTAGCACACCGGCACGAGGCAAGGCGAAACCAGACGCACAGCACAGCATTAAATGTATTAACTAGGAGTAATAGATATGGGTAATCACATAGCAGTGATGGATAAAGATAAAAATATGGTCGGTGAAATGCATATTTCTCTGGCTTGTTTTGCGTTAATAAATCGTCTTGTTGAAAAGTATAATCCAGGAAAAAATTTAATAAATCCTGAAACAGTGAATGGAGTTTTAGAAGTTGTTTATCAGAACTGTGAAGACTACGAGGAAATCCAGTTGTTGGTATTTATTAATGACAAGTCAAGCTTTAACAGAACAGATATATCAAGGTTAAATAAAGCCATTGATAGATACTCAATGCTAAATGACGAGCCAAAAAAACACTTAATTTTTATTAGAGATTTAATTGAAAAGCATGGCGAATTGCACACAGAGTACGTAAGTTCAAGTGCTGCAATAACAGTTGTAAAGAGTTAGCGGGGTGGCGGAATTTGGTAGACGCTAACATGGCTGCTGTAGCAAGACCGAAAACCCTTCATTGCGTATGGATAGGTCATTGACTGGTTAGACAGTCAGATGCTAACAAGCATGGAGTATCTAACTACGTGCAGGTTCGAACCCTGCCCCCGCTACCATTTAACAGGAAAGGCTATGAATAAAATTAGATTTTTAAATTATATTAACGCAATGATATTACTGCCAGACACCCCTCTAATCGGTGATTACATTGCACTGGATTGGGACGGACAAGATCCCTCTGATTTTAAGCAAAGCATTAGTTGGTATTGCTCGCAAGTAATCGATGTTCGCGAGAATCAATACCAAGTAAGTTATGACAATGGTTGGTATATATTTGATAGCTTCGGTATACCACGTCCAAGTAATAAAGGGTCTTGGAATATTTATCCGGCCCTCGCTACCACTTAATAACAGGAGATAGACATGGAAAAGCTAAGTTTAATATTATTGATAATTCTTATAGTAATTTGGTCCGCAGCAATGGCTTCAGCTTATCATTAGACCGTTAGTGAAAGAATAATACAGGAGATAGAAGATGGGTATAGATACAGATGGTATTTTAGTTTTCGGTATAGATTTTGATGAAGAGTTGCCGGAGGCATGGCAAAATGTCGAGTGTTTTGATTTTGAAGATATGGTGACGGATGAAGCAAATGTCCCTAAATTGAGAGAAGATGAAACCGAAGAAGAGAAGCACGCGCGGTGGGCTGCTCAGATAAAAGCTGTCGATGCTTGCCCTGTCGAACTTGTCTACCACTGTAGCGAGGGATTACCCATGTACATCTTAGCAATCCGTGGTACACGACAGGTAGCGTCACTAGGCCACCCCGAAGAAATACTGCCGCACAATTTAGAAGTGCCACAGGAAAAAATTGACGCGATGAAAAAATGGATGACAGAGCATGATATCGAGTGGCAGGAGCCTACGTGGTTACTATGTAGTTATTGGGGCTAATACAGGAGATAGACATGGAACTTGAAACATTAAATAAATTATATCTTGAGAT